GTAGCCGGGCGCAGATAGTGTCGATCAGCTCGCAGCCCTCCGGGGTCTGGGCGATGCGTTCTGTGTGAAATTCCAGCAACCCGACTTGGCGCTCGATCTCATTGAGGTAGTGAGCGACATGCGCGCGGTCCCAGGTGTCGCGGCCAACTTCGGCAAGGTCTGGCATATTCATAGGCATTGTCAGTCTCCAAAAAAGTCCGGGCATTCGCGCCCGGCAGGTGGGGAGGGGTTACGTCAGCGCCAGGTATCCGGCGAATGAAACAACGGTCCCGATCATGGCAATATACAGCCATGTGCGGCGGGTGTGGGATTGCTGGCTCATGCCGGGCGATCCGGGTAATCCGTAACAGGGTGAACGCCACTCGCGATAACACGCGGGGTAAATGGCGTCACTTGGGGCCGGTCAACAGCCGGGATGCCGTCAACTGCGGTCGGCTCTGTTGCGGCAAGGCGGGCTTGCTCAAGCCGGGCGGCTTCCAGGTGTATCCGCACGCTGTCAATCCGGTCCCGTGCGCGCTTCATGTGGGCGATGGCTGACGACAACTCAACGCCATTGCTCTTGGCCGGGTCAACCATTTTGGAGCTACCGATAAGGCCGATGGCGATGCCGACAGGTTCCAGGATGCCACTCGCTGCCGTGGCGGCGGTTGTAAGGCTCTTGTGATATGTCATGACTCGCCTCCGTAAAAGGTCAAACAATTATCCACAATCTCGCCACGCGTAGCCCATTCGGGCATCGGCGGAAGATCGGGTCGTGTTGTTTTTGGATGGTCAAGCAGTGCTTTATAGAAGGCCGCACCAAACGCGAGGTTTGGAAAATAGCCATCCAGCTTGTGGGTTTCCTTGCGGGTCATGAGGTTTCGCCTTTCGCGCTTGCGGTGGCTTCGCTGTCGCTGCGCTGCGTGTCCTCGCTCTGGCTGCGGGCCGCTGGTGGCGTGGGAAGTGGCCACCAGTCCGTGGGGCGGAACTCTGGCGCTTCGCTGTAGTAATGGCTGTCGGGGTCGTGCCACCCGTATGCCCAATAGGTGACGTGGCTTGTTCCCGTTGTAGCGTCGTGTGCGACGATTGTTGTCCCATCGCGCGGCGCAGTCTCGATTGGCTGCCATTCCCGGCCCGCAGCTTGCGAGGACACGGAGCGACCTTTGGGAGCCTCCCCATCCTTCTCAAACCAACCCTCACCATTCCTATCTGTAGACCAGCTCATGACTGGCCCTCCACTTTGGCGAGTGCGGCGCGGGCGGCAATAACCTGCGGTTCTCTTTCCGCATCCCAATTGCCAGCGTCCCCGCTCTCGACCATCAGGGTGTAGTGGTCGAGTAGGGCTTTCAGCGCCTCATACAGATCAGGAGAGGCGGCAAACAGGCGGGCGTATTTTTCGGCCATATCAGCCTCCAATAAGCAGAAGTGAGAAAAGCAGGAGCCAGGATGTTGCCCCGATCCAGTCGCGGCGGGTCATGCCTTGTTTGCCTCAACGCATTTGAAGTGAGCGGCAGACAGGGCGTTGATCACGTCATCCAGAGCGGTTTCCGTCAGCACCAAGTCCGTGGTCATGCCGGGTCCGATAAGTGAGAGCGTTGCTATCGTTTCGGCCGGCCCGTCCGGCTCGCGCTGGATGCGCTGTATGTGAACGCCTGCATGCGTCGCGGTTATTCGGGTCATCACGCACCGCCTTTCTGGCGAGCGGAGAGCATGGCGCACCCAATCCGCCGAGCATCATCAGCAATCGGGCCTTCAATCGCTTTTCGTGTGAAAGTTACTTCCGAGCCAGAGTGGCCAAGGCCACTGGAAATCACGCGCCCAAACGGAAGCGCAATCTTCTCGACGGGGTATCCGCAACGGTAGGGATGCCCAGCCTTCGTGGCGTCCAGTCTCTCCAACCATTTGCAATCGGCGCAAGGGACGCGGAAGCCCAATGGCAAATCGCCATCTTCGATACGATCAGCCATCAGAAACCACCTCCGAAAGAGTCGTCGTCATAGAGAGCCGGGAGGTCCGCCACCGGAGCGTCCGGGTTCTCGAACAGCAAATGCTCTTCGTCAGGCGTGAGGCTTCGGCCCAGCTCTTGTTCAATTTCTTCGATACGATCAGCCATCACGCGGCCTCCTCTGTATGAGTTCTGGCAGCCTTGATAAGCGCCCCCTCAATGGCCTGATACGAGCCATACAGGGCCTTAATCGCATCCCCGTAATAGTCATCACTGCACAGCTCTTCACAGTAAGCCTCGGCAATGATTGCGAGCGAGCGCTCTGACAGGCGCAGCGGCTTGAGTGCGGCACCCACCTTGCGGGCGGCATCATGAGCCTTGCAGCGGATGTCTGCTTGCTCGCTGGCCGTCTCGCGCTCATTGGCGGCGTCTTCGCTATCCTGGCGCGGTGTGCGCTGGTCCCAGCTCATCCGGCTGAAATCCACATTGTCAGGGTAATTGCTCATTAATCCGTCTCCCGTTTCGTTATCCTCATTATGCATGTGGCGAGTCACACTGCAAGCATAAAAGTGCAGCGGCACAAAAATACTTGCGCCCCATAGCGTGATGATGCACACTCCCTCATTATGGCAGATAGATCAAAAAAGCGCCTTATCGAGCGCGCGCGTGCATACTGCGAAAGCAGTGGTTACGCATTCACAACGGTTTCCGTGAAGCTACTTGGCGGCGGTGCCGATCTTGGCAAAATCGAAGCGGGCAAGCGTGACATCATGGTTGCGACGCTGGACAAGGCCTTTGACCGCCTGGATCAACTGGAAGCCGACCAGAAGGCCCGTGAGCAACTCAAGGAGAAGCCTGATGCGTGACACCCGTTCGCCGATTACTGGCCTGACCTTTGCGGTACTGACTTTCTTTGCTGTTGTCGTTTTTTTCAATCTGGGAGGTGTGTGATGTGGATGTATGTTTGGTTTGGTCTGGCGATGCTGCAGGCTGTGGTTATCTTGTGGCTGGTGGTGATGGTGCTGCGGTTGTCTGAGCGTAACGCGGAGCTTTCAGAGGCCCTTGACGGATGGATTGAGGAGGTTGATCGCCTTGATGCCCGCATCTTGGAATACGCTAGTAATCGCTTAGCGCTCCTGACCGCCCTCCGTGAAATCGCAGCCCAAGAAACCCCCGGTGCAAACGCCACTGCAAAGCGTATGGCTCGTATTGCTCGGGAGGCTTTGTCATGAATAAGCCACCAGCAATGGACCCGGCCCGTGCCGCCGCCCGTGAGCGCTGGATATGCGCACCCAAGGGAAAGCGTGACGCCCGGCTCAAGGAGCTGAAAGACCTCACCACCGAGGCCCTTATCTGGAACCGGGAGGCGCGTAATGGCCAAGCGTAAAGCCATACCCGTTGCCATCAAGCGCGCCGTGCTCGCCCGCTCTGGCGGAATGTGCGAGGCGCAAGACTGTGACCGTGTGGGCAAGGAGTTCGAGCACCGCGTCCCGGTAGCGCTGAACGGCGAGAACACAGAGGAAAACATCTGGCTTGCCTGCAAGACCTGTCACCGGAAGAAGACCAGCGAGCAGGACTTGCCGCGCATCGCCAAAGCCAACCGCCAAGCGGGTAAGACGGGCCAGCGTGCGCGCCGTGAACGAGCCAAAGCAGCAGGAACTTATAGCGGCATTCCCTCACCAAAAGACGGCATGGGCAAGACACGCGGTTTCAGCAAGACACACAAGCGCCGTTTTGACGGCTCTGTTATTCGGAGGGATTCATGAAGCCGGAAGACGCCATTCATCTCGCCATTGTGCGATATTTGAAAATGGCCCTGCCGAAGGATGCCCTGTTTTGGCACACGCCGAACACGTTCCCATCAGCCAAAATGCAATATCACGTCAAGCTAAAGGATATGGGCCGCAGGGCGGGCATTCCCGATCTTCTGGTATTGCATGGCGCGAAGCTGATCGGACTTGAGGTGAAGGCCCCAAAGGGTCGCCAGTCGCCAGAGCAAAGGGACATCCAGGAACAGTTTGAATCCGCAGGCGGGCACTATCACCTTGTCCGCTCAATTGATGATGTGAAAGCAGTTTTGACAAGCCATGCCGTTATTCGGTCGGCTGCATAGGAGGGGTCATGACCTACAATTGGACAAAAGAATGCGAGGAGCGCTTAATTTCGCTGTGGAAGCTGGGAACAAGTGCAAGCGGTGTTGCGCAGCTGTTTGGTTGCGGCCTCACCAGAAACGCCATCCTCGGCAAGGTAGACCGCTTGCGCAAGGCGGGTATTGATGTTGGCCCGGCCCGCACTGGTGGCGCTGCGGAGGCGGCAAGGCGGCGACCCAAGGCCCCGGTCATCAAGCACGTTGCCAAGCCGAAAGAGCTTCCACCATGCGTGGAGCAGGACCCTACCCCGCTGCTCGATCTAAAGCCTCACCAGTGCCGTTACCCGATTGACGACATCAACGCGCCGGGCACGACTGAAACGCTTTTCTGTGGTGGCCAGAAGAAAGACGGCTCATCATACTGCGAGCATCACCACTCTGTCTGTTGCATGCCCTACAAGCGACGCAACAAGCCTCTGGACCGCTCCAAGTTTCGGGCGCAAGGCAAATTTGTTTTCGGGGTGGCAGCATGACCTATCAGCGCAAGGAAGTTATCGGCGAATGCACGCTGTACCAGGGCGATTGCCTTGAAGTGATGACGACGCTTGGCGAGTTCGATGCTGTGGTGACGGACCCGCCCTATGGGATGGCGTTTCGCTCCAATCACAGGTCTGTCAAACACAAAGCGATAGCCAATGACGGGGACGATTCTCTGTTGATCTGGGCCTGTGACCTGCCCGCTGCACATAGTCGCTATGTGTTCTGCAGGTGGGGTGACTTATTGAGGGTGCCGTACCCTAAAAGCTGTGTCGTTTGGGTGAAAAATAACTGGTCTATGGGTGATTTGCGGCATGAGCACGCCCGTCAATCCGAGTTGTGCCTGTTTTATCCCGGACCGCATCACGACTTCCCCGATGGGCGGCCTAGTGACGTGGTGTTTGCGCCGCGCACCGACAACGCTCTTCACCCGACCGAAAAACCAGTTGCGTTGATGCGCCAAGTTGTCGGCTGGTCTCGCGGTCATGCCCTCGACCCCTTCATGGGCAGCGGGACCACAGGCGTTGCCAGCGTGAACCTTGGCCGCAGCTTCACCGGCATCGAGCTGGACCCCGGCTATTTCGACATCGCCTGCCGCCGGATCGAGGAGGCCTACAAGCAGCCCCGTCTGTTTGAAGAGCCTGCGCCGAAACCCGTGCAAGAGAAAATCAGCTTTGATGGAGATTCATCATGAAATACGAGCGCTCATTTATCCACAATGGCTGTATTGCCGTGGTTTATAAGGAAAAATTCGACTACCCCATGCGCAAGCCTGTAGACGTCGAGGCGATTTTGCAGGAGGTGGCAGAAGAATATGGTCTTCCTGATCGCGGAGTCACCGGTCGATGCAAAAAGCCTATATATATCGCGGCAAGGCATGATTTTTTCTATAGAGCGTTGACCGCTCTCAAGGGAACAAGTCGCGGCGCTTCGTGGATTGGTGCACGGTACGGGTTCGATCACTCGACGGTGTTGCATGGTGCTGCGCGCCACGCTTGGAGGCATGATTTGAAAAGCCCGACAAAATACGATTTGAGCTGGCGTGTTGCAAAAGGGAAAAGCCAGGGCTAAAAAGAAATGGCCGGGCAGCTCGCAAAAGCCCCCGGCCTCAAAGCGGTATGTTGTTTGGAGACGACGGACCCGCTTCGGAAGTTAATTGTATAGACCATTAGGTGACAGCTTCCAAGTCTGCATTCTCCAAAAAACGCTGCATCGGGCGGACGCCGGGGGTGTAGTGTATTCAAGCGCGGTACCTGGGGTTCCTGACACACCGCGCAAGCCCGCTCCTAGGGTCGGAGGGCAGTCAGCGGCGCTACCTGAGCGCCGTAAGTAGCGACCACCTCGAAGTGTGCAGGAATGCGCTGAGAGGCCCGAACGTGACGGCTGGCTCCGGTCGAGCAAGATTGCGTTGGATGGGACAGGGACGACTGTAGGCCTATTGGTCTCAGTGGTTCTTGTCCTCCTATGCCCACCGCTCAGGCATCACCAGTCGAGCAGGGATAAGAGGTAAGGTTGATATAGCTAACTACAACAGGGGTATGAAATGACAGAAATCACGAAAGGCGAGTCGAAATCATGGGAACGAAGCCGTGCGCTTTTGGAGGTCACTGCGAACGCGGTCGCTGATTCAAAAATCACTATCGGCAAATTCAATCTTGCCGGATCAACGCTTTCTATCAAGCAGGCAGATCATTTTGTCGGAATGTCCGTTATTGTCGCTATTAACGACTACATGACGCAACTGGAAGACAGCGACGATCTGACGAGTGGCGAGCTTCTCAAGGTGTTGGCTGACGTGCTTGACCCCAAACTTGTCGAGAGCGTTTAGTTCATGAAAAAGCCCCAGCGCGGATTGTGACCCCAGCGCTGTAGCATGAATCCCAATCCAGCTTGGAAGGAAATCCAATGCGCAATGTACGCTAGTTAAAATCTGATTTCAAGGCGAAGCTATGGAACACCAGAGAGAGGAAAGACAATGATATTCAGAGACGAAGACGCCAAGCCGCTTCCGATTACACCAGATGACATTGGCCGCACAGCGAGGCGTAGGGACGGAGAGTTAGTCGCTTTGGTAGAGCATGTGGTGACGCCACTCGGCGATGCATACTGGGCTAGCAACGGCGCGTCATACGCTTGCAATGGTCAGATATTCGGGATTGACATGTCGATAGGTTTTCACGCTTTGGAAAGCTGGGCGGATGACGAAGAAAAGAGCGAGGAAAGACAATGACATTCAAGATTACTGAAAACGATGTAGGGCGGATGGCGGTAACGCGGGATGGCCGTCTTGCTAAGGTTTCTACGTGCCGTCCCGGAGAATCAAGACGCGTGCTTGTCGAGATGAAGGACTCGTTGTGTCGATCAGGCTATTGGGTAGCTGCAGACGGGCTAGATTCTGAAGAACGTTCTGATGATCTTGTCGCATGGGCAGACGAGCAAGATCAGGAAGAGCCCGATTCCAAAGAACAGGTGCCGCGCGGCCCCTCTGGGGCGGCCATTCGCGATTGCCCTGAGCTAATCAGCATTTCTCGCGTAGCAAATGGGTGGGTTGTCCATGCAAGCCAGGTAGACGGGCAACAGATTGGTGACCATGTCGCGCTCACGCAATCCGACCTTCTCGACGTGATCCGCAAACTGACGGGTGATGAATGACAATCACCGAGCTAATCACCTCCATGCGTGAGGCAGGCATAGCGCCCGATCAGATACTTGATGCCGTGGTGAAGCTGGAAGCCAAGAAGCCGACACGCAAAAAGGCCCCATCAAAGGCTGCAAACCCGGTATTTGAGGAGGCGTGGCAGCTCTGGCCATCCAAGGCCCGCAGGCGCTCGCCCAAGGGACAATCCCTGCAACGCTTCAATGATGCCTGCAAGGACTATGACGCTGAGGACATCAAGCGGGCCATTGTTCTTTACGTTCGCTCACCAGACGCCAAGCAGGAAGACGGGCAATACGCCCCGACCCTGGAGCGCTGGCTTCGCAACGGGATGCATATCAATTGGCTGGATGACGCCCGACCGCGTGATGTGCGAGAGGAATTGGAAGCCATTGAGCTTGGGGACAGTGCCGAGCATCGCTTTTTGAAGCAGTGCCGTGAGGATGGTGCTAGCGAGTGGCGCATAGCGTCCTGGTCGAAGACGGGAAGGTTCGAGATACAACGCCATGACGGGAAGACATATTGCGTTGTTGATGGCCGGGACGATGAATTCAAGGTAGACTTTGGCAAGACGTTGGAGCGGTTTGAATGCAAGGTCTACACACGCGCATTCTATGACCGCTTATCGAGAGAGAGGAGAGCGTGATGGAAGTTTTTTGGGCCATGATAGGCTCTGTGGCGATTGGCTTGGGGGCGGCATTCTCATTTTGGGCGGTTTCCAAGAATGGTAAACCGAAAGAGCTTGAGGCGTGCAGCGGCGACATGAGAGTTGTCGAAGTGCGGCTAGAGAATGGGGAGGCTTTTTATCATATCGAAGTATTCAGAGAGTACTATCCTGACGTGGGTGGGTGTTGGGTCAATTTAAATCAAAAGCGCTATGATAGCGAAGAGGACGCGCAAGCCCGCATTGATGAAATAAAAGGACTGCGAGAGGTGTCGCGAAAAGTTATCGAGAGGGCTGCGTGATGGATTTGTATATATTTATCGCTGGGGCGGTGTTGCTCGCACTTTTGTTTGGGGCGGTAGTTTGTGTATCCGTTCGGTGGGTCGATTTTTGCGAGGATCGGCTCCCCAAGGGATGGGCTTATGCGGTTGCACTCTCCCCTATCGTGATGCTGATTGTCGTCTTGATGATTAGTGAAGCATTGTTAGGGGCTACGTGATGGCTAGACGAGGACGACCAAGGAAGGTCGGAGTGAAGCGAGAGAAGAACGGGCAGCCCCAGCGCGAAGGCGCGGAAGCACGCAGGCAGGCTGAGCGTGTTGACCCAACGCCAGAGATGAAGCGCAGGAAGCGAGCGCTTGACGGTGCAGAGATTGGCGATCCGGTCGCGGTTCTTGAGCTGACAAACCCGCAAAAGGAAGCGCTTGGCCGGTATTTCTCATTACGCCGGGCTGCTGGATGGGGTGTGCGGCGTATTACAGCGCAATATGATGACCCCATGTTCCTGGGTGGTGACGAGGGCACTAACCAGGAAGACAGGGAGCGAAACATCAAGGAGTTTTACGAAGCGTGCGACAAGGCGCTCATGTCGGCTGGCTTCCCGGCTCACAGGGCGGTTGCGAACCTGTTCTCGTTTCGGATCATGACGGGCCGACTGTCTGACGTGAGGCGCGGCTCGGATGCTTTGGCGGTGTTCTTCCACATCTCGAAACAGGGCGTTGACCCGTAAGTCAAATCAGCTAGAATGTGAGAAATTCAAACTGGAACTATTGCGGCGCGGCCTTTGTGGTTAGCGCCGCTTTCTGTTTGGGCCTCCCGCTTGTCTCCTCCCTCGCTCTGGTGGGCGGTTTGACGGCCCAATTCAATTGCGCGGCCTGGCCAACACATCATGAAGGCTTATTGCCAATCAGGACCACGAGCCGCGCAAGCGTTTAGGAGTTAGTCATGGGCTTTGACATCGACACAAGGCCCGCCCTTCCCTATGAGCTGTGGCATGCCCTTGATCAAATTCGTAATGATTACGGCAAGATTTGCGACATCAGCGGCAAGGCCAAGAGTCTGCGCAAGTGGGGTGAGAGCCTGACACTGGGCGCTGCCAAAGCCACGGTTGAGACGTTGCCGGGTAGTGAGACTGAGGAGACGCTATTGAGTGCCAACACGGCACTTGTCATGTCATCTTCCAGCACATCAGACACAGCCCAAACCCTAGACCTGTTTGAGGGTCACACGGTGAGCGGCACTGATCTTGTCTTCGCGGCCTCAACGGATACGGCGCTGACCCTGAATGGTCGGACTGATGTTGCCTTGACGGGCCTGGACCGTGCGCGGATCACACGCGCCAGACTGTCCGCTCCTGCTGTGGGTGACATCTATTTCCATGAGGGCGGCGCGACCACTAACGGCGTCCCGAATGACGACACAACGGTCCACGCAATCATTCCGGCCGGTGAGATACAGACCCAAAAGGCGTCAACCTCGATATCGGCAACGGACTTCTGGATCGTGACAGAGGCAACCTTCGGCGTAACGGAAAAGTCAGCCTCCTGGGCTCAGTGCCGGGTGGAAATCAAGCCCTGGAATGAATCCGGTTGGTACCCCGTCACTCAATGGATTGAGGCAAGCGACAGCTCCGGTACGGTCAGCTTGTTTAGCGGCCTTGTCCCAATCATCATTCCTAACAACCATGATGTCCGCATGTCGGCCTTCGCTGATGGTGCATCAACAAGCGTTATCGGCGGCATGGCTGGTTTGCTTGCTAGAGTGGATCGCGACGCATGACCGACCGCCTGGTAAAGATGCTGGAGAACAATCGCCGTGTGTGCCGGGGACTGGCAAAGCGTGCTGATGGTGTCGCCTTCCTCCTGGATGAGAATGAAACGCTAGACGTGACCGTTGACTGGACAGACTGGCTAGGCTCTTCAACCATCGCCAGCGTCACCAATGAAGCAACAGGCGTATCAGTCACCAGTGCCAACACAACCACGACAGCAACACTCACGCTAAGCGCTCCCCCTGGCATCATTCAACACCGCATTACGACAGACGGCGGAGAGGTCAAAGAGCTGCGCATTTATGTCAACAGCCCAACAGGCAATGTAAGCGATGATTACGGCCTGTGTCGGACCGGAGTCGTGTACTGATGGCCGCGCTCAAGAATGGTCGCTGGGAACGCTTCGCACAGGAGCTGGCAAAGGGCGCAACGGGTGACGCGGCCTATATCGCAGCGGGCTACAAACCAAACCGCAACAACGCTTCTCGCCTGAAAGCAAATGATATCATTCGCAATCGCATCGCAGAACTGCAAGAGAGAGCAGCCGTTCGCACCGAATTGACGGTAGCCGATGTGACGGAAAACCTGCTTCGTCTGGCCAAGCAATCAGAGGCTATGGCGAGTGAGGCGGGAGCGCAGGCAGCTCGTGCATGTTGGATGGATGCGGCCAAGCTAAACGGCCTTGTGGTCGATAAGAGCCAAGTTGCAACAGAGAATGTGAATTTCGAGGTTCGCGATGAGCCAATGACTGATGAGCAATGGGGTGAGCAATATGCGGAGGGTTCTGTGGGCACCACAACAGGGGCCGCAGACGGCGCTGATTCACTGCCCCATTAGTGAGATACTCTTCGGTGGCGCTCGGGGTGGCGGCAAGACGGATGGTGGTTTAGGTCGGCAGTTACTGCGAGAGCGTCACTACGGATCGGGATTCAATGAGGTCTACTTCCGCCAGGAGATGCCACAGGCTGATGACCTGATCGAGCGGGCGAAAGAATTATACATCCCGACCGGCGCGGATTGGAAAGAGCAGCAAAAGAAGTTTGTGTTTCCCAGCGGCGGGACATTGCGTTTCCGGCCATTGGAAAGCACGCAGGACGCGCAGAAGTATCAGGGACAGAACCTGTCGGGCGCAACGGTTGAAGAGGCTGGCAATTATCCCTTGCCTGATCCGATTGACCGGCTGTGGGGCGCGATGCGGTCTGCAAAGGGTGTGAAGCCTCAGCTTTTGTTGACGGCCAACCCTGGTGGCCCTGGTCAAGCATGGATTAAAGAGCGGTTTGTTGATCCGTGCCCATCGGGGAACAAGATTATTAACGTGACTCTGCCGAATGGCCAGCTGCATCGGCGGGTGTTCATTCCATCCAGAGTGCAAAACAACAAGGTTCTGCTGGAGCGGGACCCGGACTATGTGAACCGGCTGTATCTGGTTGGCTCTAAGGAGCTGGTCAGGGCGTGGCTGGAGGGTGACTGGAACGCTATTGAAGGTGCGTTCTTTGACGATTGGTCGATGACCAAGCATGTAATTGAGCCATTCGAGATTCCGGCTCATTGGATGCGGTTTCGGTCTGGCGACTGGGGCAGCGCAGCGCCGTTCTCGATTGGTTGGTGGGCTGTTGCCTCTGAGGACTATAATCACGGTTCGGGTGTCATCCCGCGCGGTGCAATGGTTCGCTATCGTGAGTGGTACGGGGCAAGCGCGCCTAACAAGGGATTGAAGCTCACGGCTGAGGAAGTTGCTCGGGGCATCCGAGAGCGTGAGGAAGAGGGCGAGCCGATTACGTACAGCGTGATGGACCCGGCGGCGTTTGCTGAGGATGGCGGGCCAAGCCTGACTGACCGGATGCGCCTTGAGGGTGTTGTATGGCGTCGCGCTGACAATCGCCGGGTTGGCGTTCGCGGCGCAATGGGCGGCTGGGATCAGATGCGCGCTCGAATGAAGGGCGTTGACGGCAGGCCCATGATTTACTGCTTCTCCACGTGTGGGGCGAGCATTCGGACTATCCCGGCGCTGCAGCATGACCCACGCAGACCGGAAGACCTGGACACTACGGCAGAGGACCACGCGGCGGACGAATGGCGTTATGGGTGCATGTCGCGCCCCTGGACAGCTTCGCTTCCATCGCCGCCCCCGGTTCAGTTCAATGACTACGCAGCACAAGAGCAGGAGGCGTCTGACTCATGGCTATGACGGATGACGCGGCAATGGTTGAGGAAGAGTATCAGGGCAAGCCCCTGGACCAGCTTAAGACCATGTTCAAGTCTGCAGAGGAAACGCACCAGCCTGCCCGTGAGCTGTCGCGGCGCGATGTGGATTGGTATGACAACTTTTCGGACAGCCAATGGTCTGACGAGGAAAAGCGCGTTTTGCGTGATCGTGGTCAGCCTGTCGTCACGTCAAACCGGATCAAGCGCAAGGTCAACTTTCTGCTTGGGTATGAGCAACGTGGCCGGACGGACCCGAAAGCCTATCCGCGCAACCCGCAGGATGAGAATGCCGCGAAGGTAGCAACGGACGTTCTGGACTATATCGAGCATCAAAGCCGCTTTGACCGGGAGGCCTCGAACGCCTTCAAGGATATGTGCCTTATGGGCATTGAGGCGGCTGAGGTCGTGATTGACCCGGAAACGTCTGACATCAAGGCGCAGCGCATTGACGGGTTCAAGGTGTATTATGACCCGCGCTCTCGTGAGGGTGACTTCTCGGATGCTCGCTATATCGGGTACTCGGATTGGCATGACCTGGAAGAGGCTGTTGAGCTGTTCCCGGAAGCGCAAGAAGAGCTGGAAGCGAGCGTTGATTCCTCGGTTGCCGATGATGACTATGACGACAAGCCGGAGTCGCTGTGGTGTAGCCCTGAGCGGCAGCGCGTTCGCATCGCGGTTTGCTATTACAAGCATCAGGGCCAGTGGTGTTATGCCTATCATACCGGGTCAGCAATCCTGGAAGAGGGTGTAAGCCTTTATCTTGATGAGAAGGGCCAGCCTGCTTGTCCGATCGTTGCGCAGTCTGCGTATGTCACGCGGGACAATGAGCGCTATGGCGTTGTCCGGGACATGATCGGTCCGCAGAGCGAAACAAACTATCGTCGCTCCATGTCGCTGTTCCTGTTGAAGAGCAAACGTATGTGGGCGCGCCAGGGCGTGTTTCAGAGCCCACAGAAGGCCAAGCAGGAGGCTGCCAAGGCTAACGGTCTGGTTATGGCTGAGGGCATCTTCGGTCAGGACTGGGGCTTTCTTGGCAACGAGGCTGAGACATCCGGCAATTTCGAGCTGTTGCAGGAAGCGAAGGCAGAGCTTGATATTCAGGGTCCGAACGCTGGTCTGCAGGGGCGCGGTGTTGAGGGTCAATCGGGCCGGGCGATTATCGCACAGCAGAACGCAGGCTTGGCGGAAGAAAACGCTTTGTTTGACGCCCATAATGATTTCAAGCTGCGTTGCTATCAGGCGATGTGGGCGCGGGCCAAGCAGTTCTGGACGGAAGAAAAATACATCCGGGTTACGGACGACGAGCAGGCGTTCCGCTTTATGCATGTGAACGTGTTTGCGGGTATTGATCCGATGACGGGTCAGCCGATTGTGCAGAACGCCCTGGCGCAGATGGATGTCGATATCATTATTGATACGGCGCCGGACACGATCAGCTTGCAGCATGAGCAGTTTGAGCAATTGAGCCAGATGGCACAGGCCGGGCTGCCGATCCCGCCGGATATTCTGATTATGGCCAGCCAGCTGACGGACAAGCAGCAGATTCTTGAGCGCCTGCAGCAGGCTCAACAGAGCCCGATGGCGCAGGCAGAAATGCAGCTCAAGATGGCCGGTGAGCAGGCGGACGTTGAAGAGACGCAAGCCAAGACAGAGAAATACCGCGCTGAAACCGTGAAGACGAGAGCTGAGACGCTTGGAGAGGTCACGGACGCAGCGAAAAAGACGGGGGAGATTATGGAGCCGGGCGCTTCCGATCCAGGTCAACCCCTCGACCAGATGCGGGCCAGTAATGGCCCCATGCCGCCGCCGGGCTTCGGGCGATGATGGTGCCGCCGACCTATGGGCGTGGAGAAACAGATGAGCACGGAAGACAACCTGGAAGACTTTTTCGACGAGGATGGTGATGCCGCTATCGAGGCGAGTGAAGCGCAACCGGAGCCGGAGACGGTAGAGGAAGCGCCGGAAGCTGAGGCAGCGGAGCCAGCCGAGACGGGCGAACAAGAGCAGGCTGAGGAGCCTGATTCCCCGCCGCCGGGGGACGATGATAAAGCCATCACGGGGCGGATTTCTGCATTGCTTGATGAGCGCGAGAAGCGACAGGCAGCCGAGCGTAAGGCCGGTGAGCTTGAGAAGCGACTCGCAGAAATGGAAAAACCTCAAGAGGCACCAAAGCCGATTGACCCATATGAAGACCCGGAAGGGTTCCATAACCAACAGCGCGCTATGGTGGAGCAAGCCGCTCTATCGCAGCGGGTGCAGACATCCAAGATGTTTGCCGAGCAGCAGCACGGTTCTGAGGCTGTAGCGGAGGCCTATGCGGCTTTCGATGCGGCCTGTAATGCGGACCCTGCAGTTGCTGCGTTGTCTCAGTCCATTATCCAGAATCCTCACCCTATGGGCGAGGTAGTGAAATGGCACCAGCGCCAAAAACTGCTTGATGAAATCGGTGAAGACCCTGCCGCATACCGCGAACGGATCATTGCAGAGCATCAGGCGAGCGCCGGGCAGGTTACGGAAACCCCAATGCAGCAGCCAGCTAAGCCAAGGGTGCCTCCGGCACTGGGCAAGGGTGGCGGCGTGGTCGGAGATACGGGTCAAACGGATCAGGATGCTTTTGACGAGGTGTTCACTAGATAACGGAGCATCAGATGGCTACCACGCCCATCAATTCCGGCTCGATTGTTAAAAAGTACGAGTCGAAGTATTTCAAGGAGTTCGTTCGCGAGAGCGGCTTCAATCCCTATATGGGCACCTCGCCCATGTCGCCTTTCGTCGTCAAGCGTCAGCTTATCGACAAGGGGCAAGTCATCAACATTCCGCTTCTCTCCGCCCTGAATGGCGACGGCAAGGGAACCGGAACCCTCGTCGGCAACGAGGAATCGCTTGCCAACTACAGCTATGACATCAAGCCGTTCTGGCATCGTCACGCTATCCTTGTTGACAAGGAACAGGCTCATATCAGCTCGTTTGACGTGAAGTCTGCGGCCCGTGACAGGCTCAAGGTTTGGGATATGGATCGCATGCGTGATCAGATTATCCTTGCCCTGTCTGCCACGGCTGAAAACTCCGGCTCGTATGACGCCCTCAACGGTCACGCCAAGCAGATCTATCTGCAAGACGCGACCACGGCGCAGAAAAACGCCTTTGCTGCTCGCGGCCAGTACCGCCTGCTGTTTGGTGCTGCGGAGTCGAACTACAGCGCCACGTGGGCAACTGCGGTGGGCAATGTCGGTTCTGGCGATGAGCTTGGCCGCGCTGAAATCAGCCTGATGAAGAAAATGGCCCGTCGCCGGGTCAAAGGCACGTATCCGTCCATCCGCCCGATCCGGGTTGCTGGCGGTCGTGAATACTTCATCTGCTTCACCGGCTCGGACAACTTCGCCAAGCTGAAAGCGGACATGGAAACCGTCAACCTCAGCGGTCGTCCGCGTGATGTTAATTCCAACCCTGTCTTCCAAGACGGTGATCTGGAATATGATGGCGTCATCATCCGGGAGATTCCCGAAATCCTGTCCGGCACGTCTGCTGGCCTTTCTGCCAATCAGCAAGCCGCTTACTTCTGCGGTGCGCAGGCGCTCGGTATCGCTTGGGGTCAGACCCCGCGTGCAACCGAGCGGAAGGAAGACGATTACGGCTTCCAGTACGGCAAGGGCACCGAGTCACTGTGGGCGGCTGAAAAGCTGATCTTCAATGACTTGGATCACGGTATGATTACCGGCTTCTTCTACACGGCTTAAGGAGTCTGACACATGACCACTCCCGCTCGTGAGTATCACACTCAACAGCTTCACTATCTGCGCAAGGGCATTACCTTCGCGGATATCGCTTCAACCGTAACCCTCGGCGTGCTCCCGGCAGGCGCTATCGTGGACAATGCTTATGTGATTGTCTCGACCGCGTTTGACTCGGGTTCGACCGATATCCTCGACATCGGCACCTCTGGTGACGGTGACGGGTTCGCCACTGACCTTGACTTGCAGACTGCGGGCAAGATCGCGGCTGATGAGCTGGCAACGTCCAATGACCTTGGCCCTTATTCCTCGGACACGACCTTGCAGGCCAATCTGGTTGCTACTGGTACTGCCGCCACGGCTGGTGCCGGTGAAATCGTCGTCACGTTCCTCCCGGACAATGACGGCTAAATGAGGATCGCCCTGTTAACGCCCTCCCGCGATGGCAGGGCGCACCTCGACCATTGCGAGGCAGTCACGGATGCCCGGTTTGAAGCCGTGCGCCGTGGCGTGTCTCTCAAGCGATATGTGGGGAAGGGGTCTAGTAACCTTCCCCGCAATCGTAATCTTCTGGCAGCGCAGGCCCTGAAAGATGGGGCTGATGTGCTGATTTGGATTGACTGCGATATTGCATTTGATCCGGCGGATGTGTTCCGCCTGGCGGAATCCAAGGCTGATATTGTCGCAGCCCTTCCTCAAGCGCGCACGCATGTTTATGGCGAGCCCGCCAGGATTGCCGGTGTGGGTGTCGAGCGAGAGCCAGACGAGACGGGCTATCACCCGGCAAAGGCCGTCCCAACCGCGTTCATGGCCACCAAGCGCCACGTTTACGAGCGCATGATTGAGGCGGGCAAGGCCACCAATTTTACCTGCCCGGCATCAGATAAGGAGCTTTGGCCCTATCTGCACAACTGGTTTTTCTACCGCCTGCGGCCTTCCGATCATGACCCTGAAATCATGCAGGATGATGCCGAGGACTACTATTTCTGCAATATGTGGCGTGAGATGGGCGGCAAGGTTCACGCTGCCCCTGATGTCCGGCTTCATCATTTCGAGGGGCTGGTGCGGCATTCGCTCTGCATGGATGACCTTTGGAGGGCGCAAGATGGCTCTGACTAAAGCGCAAATGCGGGACAAGGTTCTAAGGATTCTGGGTCGCCTGCCTGAAAACCAAATCGCGCAGGCTTGGGAGTCTGACATCGTGGAGAACACGATTGATCAGGTGCAGGCCTTTCTGGAGTCCGAGGAGCTGGCCTTCTGGGAGACAAGCGCTATTCCTGACGGTGTGGCGCAGGGTTACTCCCGGTATGTCGCAGGCCAGGTTGCTCCTGAATTGATGGGGGCAGAACAGGCTGTTCAATATGTCGGCCTGTCTGATCTTGGTATGCGGGCTATTCGTCGGTTCTGCGCAACGGCTGACGGGCCGGTGAAGGCGGTTTATTACTGATGGGATACCTGCCGCTCGGACTCTCGACATATCAGAGCAATGACTACGGGTTTCCGTCTGTCGAGCTTGAGAATTGGTTTGCCGAGCAAGCCCCGGATCGCAATGACCGTCCCGCGCGCCTTTTGCCGGTGCCTGGCTTGGTTTCGTTCGCCTCCAGCCTCAACGGTGCCATCCGGGGCATGGACCAGCGTGACGGCCTTCTGAGCGACAAGATGGTAGTGTGTGCGGGTGCGCGCATCTACACGGTCACATCAGGCGGGACGGTTGTAGAGATTGGCACGGTAACGGGGACGGGCAAGGCACACTTTGCCGGATCTCAAGCTGACATGGTGGTTGCTGCCGGAGGGACGGCTTATACGGTCACCGGCTCATTGACGAGCATCACGGTCGGGGCGTCTACAGGCAATATCATTGATGTCGCGACCTACCAGCAGCGCCATATCTTCGCGGAAGAGGACAGCGGGCGGCTTTGGTTCTCTGATCCGGGTGACCCGACCACGGTAGCGAATACGGCTTTTGCCACATCATCTGATGAGGCTGACCCGCTTCTAGGCGTTGAGGTCTGGCAAGATACGATCTGGGCGCTGGGGACGCAGACAATCCGGGGCTATGTCGGCACGGGTGACGTGGATGCGCCGTTTGTTCCTCGCCCTGGGGCTTTGTTCTCGACGGGCATTGTCGGCAACGCGGCTATCGTGCGGGCTGACTTTGGCCTGTATGTGGTGGGCGATGATGGGCGGGTTTATCGCGCTGCGCAGGGCATTGAGGCTATCAGCACGCCGCCGATCGAGCGCTTGATTGAAGACGTGACGACAAAGAGCGATATTCGGTTGTCGGCGCATAACTGGGGTGGTCATCAATTCCTTGGCCTGCATCTGCCCGGTGTTGGGGATTACTTCTTTGACCAGCTGACCGGGTTTTGGCATCGCCGCAAGGAGATTGGGAACGCCCGCTATCTGGCGCATGACTTCTTGAACGCTCATGGCGTGACCTATGTTGGTGATCGGTCTACGGGCACGATCTACACGGCTGACAGGGACGTGTTCACGCATAACGGGGCTGAGGTCCGCCGCGTCGCTCAATGCCTGTTTCCTGTGGAGGATAACCGGCCCCAGATTTCCAATCTGGTGGTTGAAATGCAATCCGGTGTCGGCCTTGTGACGGGACAGGGCAGTGACCCGCAAGTAATGATGCGTCATTCGCGCAATGGGCGGATCTGGTCGTCTGAGGTTTCGCGCTCATTCGGGAAGATTGGCGAATATAATCATCGCTGCCTGTTTGGTAGCCTTGGCCGGTTCAACCCGCCACTTGGCATGATCGAGATTGCGGTATCTGACCCGGTTCCTGCTACGGTAACGGGGCTGTATGCCAACCGGAGCCGTCCATGAGGAATTACCGCTATCCGAACGCCATCCCACCGCTCGGGACTCAAATGGTTGGGGCGGACGGTAAGCTGACGGAACAGTATCGCCGCTTTCTTGAGGGCATTGTAACTCAATTGGGTGGTCAGGGCGGGGATCAGCTGGATGATCTTCGGACCCTGGCAGAGGCAAACAATCTGCGCGAGCTGGAGGAGTTGCGGGCACTCATTGAGCAGCTGCGGGGCGATGTGAGCGACACGGCCAGTCAGCTTGAGCAGGCCAAGCAGGATGCAGAGCGTCAATTGGCGGTCTTGCAGCAGGAGATAAGCACGGCTGTTTCCCTTCGCCCGTTCGGTCCGCTGGCGGAAAAATCGACGGTAGACACGCCGGACATCACGCAAGGCGCGGTCACGAATGCCGACAGCACGGGTGCAACGGCCAGCAATGCGAGCTGGACGACAGAGGATAGCTTTTCACAGGTAGAGATTGGCAGGCATACACAAACCCTCGCCTCTGGCTCGACCGCGATACTTGATTGTCGTTTTACCAAGACGGAGATTGTAGGAAGCTCGACTTTTTATCTTTCGAGCAATGGCCTGACCATTCCATTTTCACCGACACGGGACATTCTGTTGCGCCTAGTACGCGACCCTGACGGATCGGCTGACGTTCTGCGTAGCGTGTTTGTGGCTGAGGGATGGAATGGAAACACCTCGCCCTTTGGGTCCTTCTCGGACCTGGCGGATGCAAACTTTATTTATGAGGATGACGGCCACTCGGGGGGAGAGACGACATGGGCGCTCGACCTTGTGTCCTATAACACGGGCACCACGACATCAAACCCGGTTAAGTACGCCCTCAACAACGTGACTCGGACAATCTACTGCCTGGAGGCAAAACGCTAATGGCTACCCTTCCCCGCTCAACGGCAACGGCTCAATTGGGCACGTCCGCCGCCGCACTGATTACAGCGCCCTCCGGCGTGACTTATGTCGTCACGAAAATCAGCTTGCACAACTCTGACACGTCCTCGGTAACGGGGATTGAGCTTTACAAATACGAGGACGGCGGATCGGCTGGCGCAACCAATATCATGGAAGATATCACGATGGCGGCGGGGGAGACGCGGCAGATTACGAGCCTGACGGTCCCGCTGTATAATGGCGATATTGTTGCGGGCAAGGCCGGGACGGACGCGAAAATCAATGTCGTCATCGGCTATACGCAGCTGACATAATGACGGTTCGCGAGGCCACGCCGGAAGACTTTGACGCCATCTTGGAGATTGGTGCGCGCTTCCATGAGTTTTCACCGTGGAGGGACCGTCCATTCAGCGCAGATGCAACCCGTGAAATGCTTGACCGCATGACCCAGTCAGATGATGCGGTGTTGCTCTGGAACGGATCCGGCATTCTTGGTGGTGTGGTAGCTCCGATCTATTTCGGCGGCGGCACAGTGGCGCAAGAGCTGTTTTGGTTTGCTGATGCCAATGGCCGGGAATTGCTGGATGCGTTTGAAGGCTGGGCACAGGACAAGGGTGCGGCGGGCGTCTTGATGATTTCTCTAACGATTGACGAGCGCACTGATGCGCGGATGGACAGGCTTTACACGCGCCGGGGCTATGGCCTTCGCGAACGCAACTACTACAAGGAGCTGATCTAATGGCTATCGGCACAACGGCGGCAATTCTGGGCAGTGCGGCTATCGGCGCGGGCGCGTCTATCGCAAGCAGCCGGGCGCAATCGAGTGCGGCACGGAATGCAGCGCAAACAGCGCAGAACGCGACGGATGCCAACAATGCAACGGCGCTGCAAATCTTCAACCAGCAGACCGCGCTGAATGAGCCATTCCGGCAGTATGAAATCCAGCAACGCAACGCGCTTGGTGAGGTGCTTGGCTTTGACCCTGTTGGCCAATCTGCGGGCGCGGGCATGCCTGCCGGTGGTCAAGTCGGATCCGGCTCGGGCGGATACGGCACGGGCGGCGTTGGTGCATCTGGCACGCAACCTTATTCGCCCTCGCTCACTATCCCCCAAGGCATCGCCGGGCAGGCCGGTGGCGCTCCCAATGATGGCAATAGCGCGGCGATGAATGCCCTTTCCTTGCGCGGACCAATGAATGCGATTGATGGAGGCGGGCGGCAGCTCGTTGGCGGGCTTCCACCGGCTGTTCAGGCGGCTCGTGCGCAATCCATGTCTGCGGGTTCCGGTCCGGGCGTGCAAGTGCAAGACACACAGGGGGTGACAAATCCTGTCGCCTCGACGGGGGACGCTACCACGACCGGGGCCACGCAAGGCCTGTTTGACAGCTCGATTGGTGGCGCGGATCGGTTCAACAATTCGCTGTTCAACCCGCTTGCTCAAACCATGTTCAACACGGACCGCGACCGGATTGATGCGAACCTCGCCAATAGCGGCCTGTTGTATGACGGGGTGCGGCAGACGGCTGTCCAGGAAGCGGGCAACCGTTCGGCACAGAATGCGCTGTCCATGTATCTCAATACGATCATGGGCTCGCCCTCGACGCAGGCGACAAATAACCTCACAACGGCTGCAGGCAATTACGGCTCGAACGTCATGAATAACACTACGTCCGGCGCTAACGCTCTGATGGCCGCACAGCAGGCACAGGGGCAGTCCCAAGCGGATATGTGGGGCAACCTTGCCACGGCGGGCGGATCGGCGCTGGGGGCCTTCAATTGGGGCGGTAAGTCCGGGTTTGGATTTTAGGAGAGCTGACATGCCAGCAGCAAACGCACTGAATGCCTTCATGGCCTCGCAAGGC